CGCCTGTTAAATCTGCACTGCCGGTGCCTGTTAGTGTGTAACGGGCAACATAATTTTTATCAGCGGCATATATAAGTTGAAAATCTGTTTGCTTTTGTAGTAAAAATGAAGATGATGTGTTGATTTTAGAAGTCCACAACACTGCATCATTCAATGGAAAAGTTAAATTATCTGGATCACTAGGGCTGTGTATTTCATACTCATGTGCAGTGCCTGTGCTTTTTAGAAATAGTCTTCCTGAACCGCTTCTTAAATAATGCCCAGGTCCAGCTGGGTCAGTGTTTGAGTGTGAACTATCAGCATCAAATTCAACTTCACTGCCATCAGGGTTTTGAACTTCACTACTGTTAATTCTTAAAATAAATTTACCATCACTTTGTATTTTAAAACTGTCAATTACAACATTATCTTGGCTTGTTGCAAAATTAAGCAAATTATTGCCAGCTTGATCAAAACTTAGATTGAATGTTGTAGAAGTAGAGTTTTGAATATAAAAATTATCTCCATTATATTCTGCATATGAATTATTAAAGTTGCTTAATGTTACCAGTGTCTCATCATTCAAGTCATGACTGCTGGTTGTTAACACTCCAGGAACTGCTACTGTTGCACTTGAAATATCTGCATTTTCTAAATCATAAAACTCAACAAGATTGTTCAAACTGCTATCTGTTGCAAGTTGAATAGTATTTGCATCTATCTTTTTTACAAATAAATCATCACCATTTAATTCACTCCAACTTCCATTAAAACCTGTTAGTGTCAATTTTTGTGCATCATATAATCCATGATTGCCTGAAAACTCAACGTTTGATGTTGTTTGATGAACTGCTGTTGCACTTGAAATAGTATTTTCAATAAGTTCTCCAACACCTTTAAACACTGGTGATAGCCAAAACTGATACATTGTGTTGTTGCCTGAACCATTTTCTAAACTAGGATGCTGGTTAAACTTTGATAATTCTTGTTGAATAATATCAACACTTTTAGTAGGTGCTGTTCCTGTCCAGGCCAAGTAGTTACCATCTTTTAGGTCTTTTATGCGTTTTTGAAAACCAACTGTGTCATCACCATCATACAGTGGATCAATAAAGTTGGTGCTTGAATTGTTTGGATATGTAAAAATATCTTTCATTTAGAATATCTCCTTGCCTCTTCTATGGCCTGCTTGTTGTATCATTCCAACAATTTGTTGTTTGTTGTCCAACAAGAATTGTGTTCCTGTTTGTGTGTCTATTGAGTTGATATTGAACACCACTGATTGACCGCCACTGTTCATTGGTGTAACAGTTGCTGGTCCTGAAATAAGTTCTGGGCCGCTTTCTCCTGCAATACCAAACTTGCCTGCACCCAAGTGTCCACCATCTGCAAAAAAGCCTCCAAAGAACTTTCCAATACCGCCAAACAATCCGCCACCGCTAAACAATGAACCTATACCTGAAAACAATCCACCACCGCCTCCGCCGCCAAAGATACTACCAAATATGTTTGATAATCCTTTGCCGCCACTGAATGCATCTTGTAGTATTGCTGTCATTGTTTGTGAAAAGAATCCACGGAAGTCACTTAGACTTAGTTTACCATCTGATAGTGCATCTGCTAGTGTGTCTGCAAATGATGTTTGTATACCTGCCATTGTTAGTTGTGTGCTGTCTATGATTTTGCTGTTGTTGATACCAACACTCTTAGCAAGCTCATCATAATCACTTTTTACACTTTTTGTTATGTTGTTTGTTTTTGATATAGTTGTTTTTTCTAGTTTGGTCCATTCACCAATGATACCATCCACCATGTCAGGAACAACTGATCCAAACACAAGATAATCAGCTAAACTGTCAAACAGTCCTTTGATCTTTGCAGTCATATCTTCAATGACACCAATTGTGTTGTCTTTTAAGAAAGTAAATGCAGCTGATATTTTGCTACTCATTAATTCCATTGTTTCAGCAACACTCATTGCAATAGCTTCTGCACCACCTAGGCTTTCAACAAAACTGTTTATAATTCCAACACCTGCTAGAAATGCATCCAACAACAATTGAAACACTGGTTGTAGTATTGTTACTGCTGCACTGAACAAATCAAACACAGGCTGTAGTGCTGCAAATGATGCTCTCACTGATTCAATAATGCCTGGCATGTTTGCTAGTAGTTTTTCTGCAAACTCTGTCAACACTGGCATCAATGGTGCTAGTGATTCAATCAATAATTTTTGCAGTAGGTTACCCAGTTGTGTTAGGATATCATTGAAGCGTTCTGCTTGTTGAGCTGTTTCAAGTGAAACTATGGGCGTGCTTTTGGCAACTTCTCCCAGTGCCTCAGCAACACCTATACCTTCACTTTTCATTTGTTTAAATGTTTCAAAGATCTTAGGTCCAACTCTTTCACCCAATATCTTTTGTGCATCTTCAATGTCTATGGTTCCGTTTTGAATTGCACTTGCTACTGCTACAAACAAGTCTGGTGTATCCAACAGTTTGCCGTTTGCATCAAAAATACTGTCACCAAGTTTGCCCATGGTTTCTGCATAGGCTTTGTTTCCGTTTGCACCTTTTGTCAAACGTGTTGTCAAGTTTACCAGTGCCCTGTCTGTTTCTTCAGCACTTAAACCTGCTTGTTGTAGGAAGTCATCAATTATTTGAAATTGTGCAAATGCAGTTTCAGTGGTTGCACCCACAGTTCTAGCACGTTTTGCTAGATTGTCCATGTCATCAATTATTTTTTTAACGCCTGTGATTGCACCCAAGCCTGCAAGTGCTACACCAGCTATACCAAGAGCACCTTTGAACATAAGTGCTCTTTTGGTTGCTTTGTCTAATCCTTTGTCAACATTTTGCAGAGTCTGCTTGGTGTTGTCTTTTGCATTAATTTGAATTGTATAATCAGCCATTGTTAGCGTTTCCTCTGCTTTTGTTGTTGTTCTCTATGCTTGTAGTATTTAGCCCAACTTTTTAGTTCAAGAACGCTGACATGATTCATTACCCATTCTACACTGTGACCCATCTGTTCTGCTAGAAAAAACAACAGCTGAACATCAGCGTCTCTGATTAGTTTCCCAGGTCAGCGTCCGTAAACGCATCATCATTACCATTGATGATACTAACAATTCTCACAATGACTTCTGGATCTACTTCACGCATGAGTATTTCCCTGTCACCTTGCTTGAACATACGCTTGCCGTCTTCTGTGTAACAACGCACACACACTGTTTCAATTAGTGCTTCTGTTAGTTTGCCTTTTGCGTGTAGTTCCATTACTTTTGATTGTTGTGCAAAGTTTGCACTTGGTTTGAAGTAAATGGTTTCATCCCACTCTTCAACATATATTGATTTCATACCACCAGCCAGTGATGATTTGTAATGTTCTTTTGCTTTGTCTAATACGCTCATTATCTTTTCCTTGTTTTACGCAATGCTTCCATAACTATACCTCTAGGAGCTTGTGTTGAGGTAAAGCCTTTTGGACTCTGTCCATCTAGCACGCCAATGTATTCTGCTTTGTTGCGGGCAATTGGTATTGGTTTACCTCTGCCTATGTCATTACCGTTGTATATATTACGCCAGTTGTTTCTAGCAAAACCTGTATCAATTGGAGTTGAGGTTTTTAGGTTTTGCAAATATTCTTTGGAAAAACCACGCAAGTCACGGTCAATTTCTCTTTTGAGTGCTGCCATTGTCTTGCGTGATCTACTCATTTTTTAGCTTGCATCATTTGTGTCTACAGTTAATGATCCTGAACCTGTAAATGTGATTGAATAACGTGCAATGTCATCAAATGACGTGCCTGTTTCAACACTTGAAATCAATACTGTGCCTGTTAATTTAACATCAGCACTTGAAGTATCATCAACAAAGAATGTTGCTGTTACTGCTGTGCCTGTTTTTAGGTTTGCATTGAAGTCATAAAAGTTACTGTCACCATCTTCTGTTACCAATGCTTCACATGAACCTTCAAAACTTTCTAGTCCTTTTGAAAATGTTCTTGCGCCCTGTCCAAGACTTGTTGTTTCAAGCATTTCTGCATTGTGTGTTACACTCCAGTTTTGAACTTGAGCTACACTTGATCCACCAATTGATAATGATCCAGCTGATCCGTGGTATACTGCCATAGTTTCTTACCTCTCTAGCTTATTTTATAATGGTGTGTAACTGTGAACACCATTCTAACGCTTGCATATGGGGCTGATTCCCCCACTTGCATACTCTCCACTCCTGTGAGAGCAATATGTGTTGCTGTATTATTTACCGTGCGGTCTTTCAGCAACTGATTCTCTACTGCTTCAACAACTAGGTTGCGTTGTGTGTCACGCTGTTTGCCTCCTATGATAACAACAACATTAACCAACATTATACCACGGCGTGTAGATTTTACGCCAAGTGTAACATCTTCAATGTCTTCATCTGTTGTCTCAATATAACATGCAGGAAATGCAGTTTTGGGCAACTCATCTGGAACAATTGGATCACGCTCAACTTTGCCAAGTTTCACAGTATTCATGGCTTTGAGTTGTGATGCAATTTCTGCAACAATACTTTCTCTACTCATCTGACTAGTCTGTCCTGTTTGTATTCATGAACTTCACTTTCTTGCACTGTGCCATCTGCGTTTTTGTCATACTGTATACCCAACGCAAACTGTAGATCCATTTCTTCATGAAAACGTTCTTTCCAAAATTCAATCTGTTCACGGAACGGATCTCCTTCTGGACGGAATGTTGAAAGTTTTGGAAGTAGGTGTGCGTATAATGCACGGTATACTGTAGCAACTGTCCACTGTGATTCAGTTAGCAGTGATTTAGCATAATCAGCTCTGTTATGGTTGTTGTTGAACCATTTAACTTGAACTTGATTGGCTACATCTGTTTCAGCACGGCTCAATTCTGCTGTCCAATCATCAACACCTTGGTCAAACACTTCTGGTGCGTAATTGATTAAGTCATTGTTTGTTGCAAATGCCATTGTTGTCTCCTAGAGTTATGTATGGGGGATAGTTCCCCCATACTGTTGTGCTATTATACGTTGATTAGTCTAACTGCACGGGCTGCGTCAATAAGAGCTGGTTTTGCGTGTAGACTTGCTACAACATCATTACCAACAGCTGCTGCACGGCGTGATACTTCTACGTCAACATTCTTCTGCATTGCAATTCTCATTGCGTCTTTGCCAAAGATGTAACCAGCTTTTGATACGTCTGTTCCAATGTATGAACTTTGGAAGAACATAACTCCGCCAATCATACCAAGTGCGCCTGAGCGTAATGCTTGACCTTGGAATGACTCTGAACCAGCAAATGAGTTTGTGCCAATTTCTTTTAACACAACTGCTGTTTGTGCTGGTGTTAGAACACCAAACAGTTCACCCATCTCACCGTTTGCACGGATTTGAGCTGCTGAGTCAACTATGGCATCAATTGATAGTGGAATACAATCTTCTGTTGATGCAGTTGCTGAGTCTAGTGCTGCGTATACAGCGGTATCAAATGCTTTTGAAACACTGTTACCTAATACTCTGCCAATTTCTGATGGATCTATGTTACCTAGATCACGCACAACTGAACGTGCCGCATATACGTCACATGTGATTGTGTTTTTTGTGTCTGCTGCATGAACTGCATCTAGGTCTGCACCTGTGCTTGCTTCTGAGCTGATTGTTGTAGCAGTTACGGCTGCTAGTTCTGGAACCTGTAGAACACCGTTTGGTGCATTTACTACGGGAATTAGTTCACCACCTAAGAATAGTGATGTTTCTTGTGCAGCGTATATTGTTGCTGCTTTCACAGGCACTACAAGAGCGC